ACTTATAACTCCATTAACTATCATATCCAACATTGAGTTTTCTTTATGTAATCTATCAATAAAAATGTCGTGACATTCTTTAATCCAATCCTTACATAGTTGATAATTGTTATCAAAATCACTAATGAATGTTCTTATAAAATCTGCAAATAGTTTTGCATTTCCCTGATATTGTTTGGATTCATCATAAAAAGGATGTTTTCTAATTCCAACTAAATCCATAATACAATCGTACGGATATGAGTGGGTTGAAACAAAAGGAACGTTTGCTAAAATTAAACCTAACGACTTTTCACTTAGATATTGACTATGGTAGTTGGCGGAAATGTGTGACCAAGATTCGTCACATATTTGAATTTTAGACATTGGTAAAATCCTCAAGAAATAATCAAGTCCCACCGTTATATTTGTTAACACTCTTAAGTTTTGAAAATCTATTTCAGAATCGTAATCATTTAAATAAGCCCCTTCGATTTTTCTATACTTTGGTTGTATTGAATCTTTTTCAATTACATTTGTTTGAGAAACAAACACGTCTTCGATTTGTGTTAATTCCTCAGCAATTTTAACTCTAAGAGGTTTATGTGCCCTTACTGAATATCCCATTTTATATTTTGGAACTATAGCATCACTAACATTTTTATAATCATAAAACCACCTAATACTAATCATTTCGTTCCATTGAAAAATAATGTTAGTAAATGGGTTGTATAAATTTGGGTGTTTGTTTAGTACAATCTTATTAGTAAAAATATTATCGGTCAATATAAAATGATTTGATAGTCTAAGAACTTGATTTTCAATTTCTTCAATTTGTATTGTTCCGTCTGTCTTTACTTTTGCATTATCATTCTTAATGAATATTTTTTCAGTTCTAAATAAAGATACTACCCAATTCTTTTTGTCTTCAATAAGGTCAGCCATTCTTTCGATTATGGCAAAAGAATCCGAACCTTTATGTTCGGTGTTTTCAAAATTTGTATCTTGACCTCTTTGTCTAAGTGCACCAAAGAAATCAATTATGTGAATTCCCTCATCATCATTTATTTCAGGATTAAAAGATACCTCAAAGTTCTTCCCTCCGTATTCAAATGTAATATCCCTAATTGCTCCATTAGTGTTATCTACTTCAACCATATCTTTGTTCTTAACATTATGAAAGAACTTTTGAAATAACATATCGGTATAATAATGATGAACGAATATTTTCATAGGTTAAATTAATTTCTTGATTGTTTTATCTCTATCACCTTTTCTTAATCTCTGCTCACTGTTGAAATCAAAAATATCTTCATAATACGTAATTGAGGTATTAAGTTTGGTGGATAAGTCACTTAACTCCTTATTCCATTTTATAATGTCGTTGTGGCACAGTTCAAAAATATCTTTAGGTATTTCTTCATAAACATAAGGTTTGTTTGAGTCATAATTTTTAATCTTTGAGAAGTATGTTTGGTAAGCGTGTGATTCTACACACTCTTTAACGTTTCTTCTCGTTAATAATATCACCTCATCAAAGTTTTTTGATAGTTGTATATTATCGTTGTGATGACATATTATTGTTTTAACCACAACATTCTTTTCTCCATTATATTCAACTCTACCAGTACCATCAAACGGTTCAAACAAAGGTTTTAAATTCTTCTCTTTTGCTATTTTGTGTAACAATGAAGTAGAACCCGTTCTTGGTAGGGAGATTATTAATACACTCATAACAATGTTTTATTACTTTTAACTCTCGGATAATCAAAATCAGTTTCGGTCATCCACACATTTAACGCATATCTTATTCCCTTAGTTACCGGTAAAACTCCGTGATATGTTTCCGAACCATTGAATGAAATACTATCACCCAATTTCAAATCACATAATGTTAAACCTTCCAATTTCTCAAAGTTGTATGGTGGATTCTCATCTTGGGTTAGTGCAAATTGACCACCTTCGAAATCGTCAGAAAGAACTATGACTGTCGTTAACTCACTTGATTTGTCTTTATGTAGATTAAGGTACCTACCATCATAGTACGATGTTAAACTTATATTGAAATTTTTTAAATTAAATGTTGAATAATCAAACCATAGTTTAAAATCTCCGTTTTTGTAATTGGTTGTTAATAAATCAATAATTCTTTCTTTAAAATTGGAATCGTACATTCTTCTACAATCCCATACTTCGGTTGGTTTATATGAAAAGGGTTCACCGAACTCAAGACAAAAATCAATTATATCTTTAGCAGTTTCTTTATCACAAAAATTATTGTTTATATTATAATTCATAGTAGATATGAATTTTTCTTTTTATTATTAATTAGTAAATTGTTATCATTTATGAATTTATATAATTCTTCCGCAATTAATTTATATCCGTTGTTACTTGGATGTTTACCAGCGGTTGTGTCCACCCATCGATTATTATCCTCCCAAACATCTTTTCTATTTGTGTCGATTAACAAATTAGCCATTGTTTTATCTCTATAACCCCAATATCTTTCACTCTCAATCAAATGAGTTTTATCAACCAGAACATCAATGTTTTTGTTAATCATAGTATCAAACGCATCACAAAAAACATATCTAATTCCCAACTCCTTAAACATAAATTGTAAATGTAGAATGTAGTTTTGGTTAACAATATCATAGTACGTGTCGTTAAACAAATTACTAATGTAGTAATCTCTAAAATTTTTTTCCGCCCTATTATAGTTTACATTATCACCACTAACACCATCGAAAATATATTTGAAGAGATGTTGTTTACTCTTATATCTTTCACCCCAAATATGAAAACTATTCTCATTTGGAAAAAATGGTAGTTGGTCTCTTAATGATGAGGACCACATAATAACAACAAAATCATCTTGAGTGATGATTTCATTTTTTAATTGATAACAAACGGTATTGAATATTGAGTTGTTTGAAAAAGCACCAACTCCGTTATTTTTAACTTCACATTCAAGTAGTTCTGATAAGTGTTTTGGCCAACAATATTTTTGTCTTATGTTAGTTCTTTCCTCAGGAATTTCTGTTGTTAATTCTTCCTCAACATTACCTCCAACACCTTCCGTCCAACTATCTCCATATGTGAATAACTTCATAAAACATTATCTTATTCCCCCAAGTGCTTAACTTTAATCGCAGTTACAACCGCTTGGAATGCAGTTGCTACTTTTGTTTTTAATTCACTTGAAATGGGTGCAACAATTGCTTTAATTGTTTGTGCAGGTCTTTCTATTCTTTCTTTTTGTGCCATAATATTTTAATTTTATAATTTCGGTACTGGTACGTTTGAACAACCAGGACAGTACCAACTATTACACCAGTGTCCACAATAGTTCCAAGGACACCAACAACTGTTGTGCATCACACTGAAATCACCATCACCAATATCAACTAAGAATAAATCTGAAGATTCAAAGTCTAAACTGTAAATGGTTTTTTGTGCGTGTTCCATTTCCAATCCTGTAATCTCTACAGTTGTTAATAGATTGGTATTAGTGTCAGTGATTACTAACTTGTCACCAACGTACATTTTATTAACTCTCTCAAATCTTGTTGCTGTTGAACCTGATTCTTCAATATAATATGTTGCTGAAGGTGCGTCAGTCCAAGTTCTACCGTCAGATAATGTTATTCTAATGTAAATTGTATCAACCTCAGCTGATACCATAGCATTTAATGTGGTTCCGGTTTGTACTAGAGTTAAATTATCTTGAGCAACAGTACTATCCCAACCAAACGTGTCAATTTTGTTTTGTTCAAATTTAGCTGCGTGGTTATCATTTAAATCGACATAATCTATTGAACGAACGTAATCCCCTAATTGTATTGTATCAACATCCAACAATGTTCCATCGTATTTTAAAATAACACTATCATCATCTGTGTGATAATCGTTCTTTGCGTAGTTACCCAATTCTTTAGTAATGTATTTGTATCTACTTTTCTGATTTAACTTGTTAGTTCCTGTAACAAATTCATCATCTGTAAATGTTAAAGGTATTATCGTTGATTGTGTATACCCACCCATATGGATAACGTCCAATTCAGGTCCATAGATAATATCGATACTTCTTATAATTGAGTATCTACCTTGGACCAAGTTATCTTCTGAAAATATGAATTCCTGAACTAAATGATTTTCTTCTAAACCATTTTTTATATCTGATAATTCTGT